AGCGGTGCTCTGGGGCTTGGTACTGCTTAGGCCTTGATTAGACGCCTGCGGTGCCGTAGATGTTACGTGCGTCGTGCCAGCCAGTGGCGTAACGCTCCGTAGCCTTGTAGCGCATGGAGTCGGTCTCAAAGTCACCCTCCATGGATTTCTCCATGGGACGGCGCATAACGAGCATTAGACCGTTTTCGCAATCGGTCTGAATCCACCATGCCTTGGTAGAGCTCAGACGGGTCACCACGTGGGCGCCCTTCGGGAGCATACCAGTCGACTTGATCGGGTTCAGATCGTTGTCGGCCGTACCGGAACGGAGGACAGACTTGAGGATAACCTCAGCCTGAAACTCGAGTGCCGGGGGAACGATCAGCTGCTCTGCCTTCAGACGGATACGCTTGCCGTTGTTGTCAATGGCGGAGCGGATCTGGATGAGCATCTGCTCAACCGAGGTCTGCGACAGGTTTGCCGGGGTGGACAGCGAGTTGCTATAGGTCAGGCCGTTTGCCACGGGGTGAGCCGTGTTGACGAGCGTGACGCCATCGCCGCCGGTGTAGCCAGCCGTGAACGCAAAGTTCAGGAGGTTGGCGCACAGGGTCTCCTTGGTCTCAATCATGGACTGAGCCAGGTGCTTGGCGAAGGTGCTGCCGATACGGATATGATCGCCGTCTTCCATCAGGACCTTGGTCAGGGCATAAGCCAGGCCATAGATCTGATAAATGAATCGGGTGATGTACAGCGTACCGCCCTGATCGTACGAAACCGGAGTTCCGTCGGGCATTGCGGGAGCTGCGTTCATGCCGTACAGCATTACTTCTTCGTGATAGTTGCGGGGAATACCCTGGATCTGCTGAACAAATCCTTTCCACTCGTCATCACGCTGAGCGTAAACACCATCAAAGACTTCGTTGATAATCGGTTCGACTACCGCACGAAAGTCCGTACTACGCATTGGGGTTGCCATTGCTTAATCCTTTCTTTCGTTAGTTAGGGCGATACCTTGGGTGCAACGAAGGTATTGTTGGCGATCTTGACCTGAACGATTGTATAGGTGTCGCCCCAGGCGTTTGTCTCGCCGGGAGGATACGCTACTTCACGTCCAAGGCCAACAACGCGAACCTGGCCTTGAGCGCCAGAAGCGACAGGAGTGTCGTTCAGTGCGCAGGTCGAGAAGCCGGCTCCACCGTTTCCGATAGACGTGCCACTCGCCGGGGTCAGTCCGGTTGCGGTCTCAAAGTTAAACTGCTCGCCAATCCCTGCCGTGGTAACAGATCCGTTGACTTGTGCCTCGTACACCAGCTCGGGGTCGGTGAAGATCCAGAAAATGATGTCCGTGGATGCGTCAAGCGTAAGCTTGGATGCCCACTTAGATACGGAGCGACGGCCTTGCGAGTCGGTAAACTCGACGCCATCAAATACGCCGTAAACAGGAGAAGTGGCAGCTGCCGCAGCAGCAATTGTCAGTTGGCCAGAAGCGTTAAGGCCTACGGGTTGATACTGGTAAAATGCCTCACCAGAACCTAACGAGTAGGGAGCCGTGTAAGTACTTCCGGTGGTGTAGGAGTTCGTGCCAACAAAAGGCGTGGCGCGGTCCAGACCACTGGGATGGTACGCGGGCTTCAGACCAAAGGGTTTCAATGTAGTTGCCATTTAATTTCCTTTGTTTGTTGAAGAATGTTATTGGAATCGAATGTTCTGATTCGCTCTTGCGGCCTCTTTTTCCATTTCCAAAATACCGCCCTCCAGGATTGAACGCCCACCTTTGCCCTCTTGCGAGTTGCTCCGGACTGCGCTCGTGATGTTTTTCTGGTGCTCGAGGGGATCCTCGAGGTGCAGCATGCGCATCACTTCCTGGTAGATCTCTTCTGGTAACTTAAAGAGAACCATCTCGTTACAGCTAACACAGCCTTCAAACTTGCCTGAACTCATCTTGCCCAGCGATTCAAAGCCCTTGCCTAACTCAGCGGCTTTCACCGGCTCATAGCCTAGTGCTAAACGTTTGTCGATACTGTCGTACTGGTTTGTAGTGCTTAACCAGCACAAATGAAATCCCGGGATTGCGTCCTTGGGGAGATCAGGCAGCGCGCTGTTCTGCCATTTATCACGGAACGCGTCTATACGTTCCCTGCGCTTTGCTTCTTCGTCGTTGCCTGCGTGACGATCTTTAACTTCCGCTACGCGGGCCTCTAAGCGATCGTCCAGATCGCGCTTAATTCTTGTGTTTGCCATGACTATGTCCTGTTCTGTTTATCGTACGCGATGTATGCCTTGATCATCCGGTTGCGTGCCGCTGGGTCGTCCCAGGCACCTGCATCCTTGATCGCCTTTACTCTCTCGGGAGAGAGCTTGATTGCATTAGACGGCACGCCCGAGGGGTTGGCCGTACGGCTTGATGCCGTAGGGTTTGGCCTTGCCTTGGCGGCGCTGTTGCCGTTCTTTGCCGCGTAACGATGTGGCAAACGCGCAGATAGTCTGTTGTCCAGCTCGTCCCAGTACTCCTGGTCCGATGGGTCCCAGCCCTCTGCGGCCATCTCGTTGTCTATGACCTTCGCGATTCTGCTGTCTGTATCCCTCGCGTTGGGGTCATACCATTTATTCTTTGAGAGCCAGGCCTCTGCGTTCTCCTGCACCGCGCGAGATACCTCGTTTGGCACGTTCTGCTTTGGTCGCCGGACCTGCTCAACCTGCTGCTTCTTGTAGGCCTGCATTTGTGCAAGCCTTGTCTTTGCCTCTTGAAGCTGCTCAAGGTACTCTACCTGTTGCTCGGCGTTGCCGGCCTGTGATGCCTGCAGCAGCTTCATCTTGGCGTACTCGACGCGTGTCGCTTCGTCGTCGATCGCCTTGTCTACCTGTGCAAACTGGAACGATGTCGCGGCCGACTCGACCGCTGCCAGCCTCCGCGCCAGCTCCTCGTTTCTGCGCTCCAGCGCGCTAATCTTGTGCTTTGCAGAGATCTCTCGCTGCTTGGCTAGCTCCTTCTTGAGCTTGCGCTCCTCGCGGCGAGCCTCGCGAATTTTTTCTCTGTCCTCGTCAGTCTCTTCATCTGAATCCCCGTCACCGGAGTCAGAGTCCAGTGCTTGTTCGGTGTCAGAGTCTTGATCTGATACGTCACCGCCGGCGTCAGCGTTCTTCGCGTTGTCATCCTGATCCTTTTCAGCGTCCTCAAAGGGGTTGTCCTCCTTATCGACCGCAACCAGAACCGCGCCGTCCTCCTGCTCCTTGATGGGGAGCAGCTTCTCCTCTTTTTCTGCCATTTTTCACTTTCTACAAAGTTTAATCAACGAAGGCTCTCATCTTCTGCGCGTGCTCAAAGCTTCTGATTCGCGAGATGATCTCTCTTGCCTGGATGGTGATAAACACCACCGGCGATCCCTCATCCTCTGGTTGGACAACAAACCGGTCTCCGCCGTACTTGATCGTGCGAACCAGGTCGCCGACCTTGCACCAGGGTCCCTCGATCCAAGGCTCCAGCGTATCTGGGCTCTTGTATGCCAGGGGTCCGATCTGTATCACCTTGGCCACCGTCTCATTAAACCTAAGAGTTGCCTTGGTCTCATCCACCAGGATGATTCCGCCCTTGCTTGTTGTCTTCTCTCTTCGCAGCTGGACCAGTACGCGGTCTCCCGCCACGTCTATGCCAGGGTCAATCTCCGGAAAACACTCAATCTCCGTTCGGAGGTCTGGCTCCTCCTTCTTTACCACGTCAAAGCTCATCAGCTTTTCTCCTATCGCCATACGGCGAAATTTTTAATAAAAATTGGATTTTGCTAAATTTTGCCTTTTTGATAAAATTTGCAAATTCCAAGGCACATGTAAACCAGAAACTCCGTCACCTTTTAGAGGGATGATGTGGTCTACGTGTTGTTTCCAGGGGAAAACACTTTCTAGGGTTTTTGCATCCCTGTAAATTTGTTTTATTTCCTCCTGTTGTTCCGCAGTTAGCCACTTTGGCATTTGCTTTATTTTGGCAGCTCTGCGTTTACTATTTTCTGCTAAAACTCTTGCAGAATTTTTCTTTTTTGATAAAATGCTGTTTTCGTTTGAGCAGACAGAACAACGGCCGTTTATGGTAATTCTTTCGGCAATATGCCCATTTTTACAAGGTTTTCCGGTAAAATACCTAATATTTCCCTGTTCTTTTGCGGCGTGCCTTTCAGCCCTGTGACTCATCGTTCTCTGTCAGTATGTCGTCAATAATGTTGAGGCACGTCTGAAGTCCCTCACGCTCACCCAGGAGCCTCTGGTAGCGCTCCATGTTGCTGACTCCCTTGCCCGTTGTCAGGGAGGAGTCTAGCAATCTGATATTCTCACTTACGCGAGCCATAATTCTGGATGTCAAATCCTGCATAGAACCACCTATGCAAGATTTTCTTAATACTCGCCCTACAAACTAAGCGGGTCTTTAATATTTTGGGCCGAACTGATCCTTGACGTTGCTGTAGGGTCCGATCTGTGTAGCGTTTTTCATCTTGGCCTGTGCCGCGCCGCGCTTCCAGTTATCGTCGCGGTGCGAGCCGGACGGGCCCGGGTCGATGTTTGTATCTCCGTTGCCGCCGCCGTAGCCGGGCTTGCCCGTCTCCTGGTAGGTCTGACGGAAGCCTTTAAGCTGCTGATCTGATGCCATTACACTGCTCCTTGTGGTGGTTGTTGTTGCTGGTCTATTGCGGCCTGGACGGCCTCTGCCTGTTTTTGAAACGCTGCCTGCTCTATCGCGATACCGTGCTGACGGATGTCGGTATCGGCGGTGTTGATTGCGTCGATTGCCGACATCGCCTGCTCGTGCGCGAGCTGGGTCTGCAGACCATCCATCTGGGCACCTGCCTGCATCGCAGCCACCCGCTCGCGCGAGGCGTTGTTGATGTTTGCAAGCGCGATGTTGGTCGAGTTTTTCTGGCTGTCGACCTGGCTCTGCGTCTGGTACTTGGCGATGAGCTCCTGTACCTTCTGCTCCAGCTCGGCCACCTTGAGCTGGTAATCCTGCTGGTGCTTGGACATCTCCTGCTGGAGCCTTGCCTGCGCCTCCTGGGCCTTGCGCTGGGTCTCGGCCATCTGTGTCTTGAGGAGTGCCTGCGCCGTTGGGTCATTGGATGCCATCTGCTCCATCTTGGCCTTCTGTGCCTGCTGTACCTTCTGCGCAAGCTGCTGGATCTGCGGCTGCGCCGTCTGGAACGTGGACTGTGCGTCCATGGATACCATCTCCGCGGCAAGTGCCAGTGCCTTCTGGTCCTCGACGGATAGCGGCTTCTCCTCGTGCAGTCCAAGAGTATCGCTCCCGCCGGCCGCCTCCGCGACGTATGCACGCATCGACTGCAGGTAGTGCAGAGTCAGGTGCTGCTTGATGTGCTCCAGTGCGTGCGGTGCGAACGTCGGGCCAATGAGTGGGCTGCCACCGTAGTTGGGGTCCTGGGCATACGCCAAGTGAACCTTGATGTGCGCCAAGTGGTCCTGATCCGGATAGGCCGCCGCGGGGCGGCCCATGGACATTGCAACGTTCTCCAGGGCAGGGTTTGCTTCCTTGATTCCATCCGGATCTGGCAATATCTCACTAATTGCAGGAACTTTCAGCTGCTTCAGGACCCTCCGGTGCGCAGCCCGAAGGTCGTACAACTGAGGCGCCGCGTTTGCCATCTGCAGAACTGCCTGTGCCTGTGCAAGCCGCTGCGTCTCAGAGAAAATGTTTGGATCCGACACGGGCCGGACGTCGTTATTCGATGCAAAGTCGCGGACCTCAATCTCGGAGCCTGACTCGTTGTCCATCTCCTCCAAATACCAGTGATTGATACGAGAGAGGATCTTTAACGACTTGGCCTGGGAGCGATGCAGGCGTGCGTGGATGCTTGAGAATACCTTTGCTCCCTGCTCGATCAGTGCCTGGGTGGTGCCCACCGGCGTGTTAGCGTTTGCGTCGCCAATTTTCTCTTCGGCGGTCGTAACGACCCCTTTCGCGGCGTCGGTCAACCACCCAAGAAGGTTGTAAAGAACGCTTGAGGGTTGGTTAAACGGCAACGGCATAGCCAACTTGCGGACGTCGTCCACACCGGGGGCACCTTCGATTTCTAGAACCTGGGTAGGCTCAATTCTGTCGCTCTGCCCGGAGATTCTTCCTCCCTTGAGCTTGAGCATCGTCTGGCTGTTGTTAATGTGCGCCGAATCCAGTAGGGCACGCAGAGCGCCAGTGAGAGCGGCACTAAGACCGCCAATAAGGTGAGGCAGGCCAATGGCGTAAGCACCGCGCCAAGGAATAAACTTAAACTCGACGATCCAGTCCAGTTTCGTAAGCTTCTCATCTCCCGCCTCCCAGTTTCTGTACAGCGAGAGCACCTTGTCGGTGTCGTCGTCAATCGTGAGGATGTACGGTGCGCGTGCCCCGTTTGTCTCTGGGTCATCCTCCAGCCTCAAGAAGCACGTAATCTCGTACACTCGCCGGACGCCGTCGATGTTCTTTGTCGGTGCCTGCTTGCCCTCGATCTTGTCGTTGGCCTTCTCGGCCGCGGTCATGTTGTCCTGTGGGATGTTGGACACGACAAGCGCGCCAATGTCGCGGTAGATGCCTGCATCGACTCGCTGAAGGAATGTATCCTCCGTAATATCCTGCTGCTCCGTTATCCGCGGAGATGTGTAGAAGTTTGTCGTTGCGTAGGGCAGGAAGATGTTGTCGATCGGGATCCACTCACACGTGGGCCTCTTCTGCTCGCTGTCCCATCTCCACTTGAAGTACTGCGATCCGCCAAGGGGCAGCTGCGTGAGCGCCTGCTCCATCTCGTCTCGGTACTCTTCAATTTGCTCCGTAAGCTGCCAGTTTAGGAACTGCGACTTGCGCTCGGCGATGTCTACACGTTGGCGGTCTGCCTCGCCCTTTATCTCCGACTTAACAATGCCATCAGGCGGGAGCAGCTCGCGTGAGCTAGACGCCGCAAAGTCGACGCAAGCCTCTGCCATAACTGGGTGCACAACCTTGGAAGCTCCGTCAAAAGTTGCGCCACCTGGCGCGTCCTTTCCAAGTCCTGTCCTTCGTAGTCCTTCTTCATACTGCTTATCTCTCTCCTTGCGCGCCTCCCTGTCTACCTCGATGTACTCCAGGTACTCCATCGAGAGGTTGGCAAGGATGCTCTCGTCGAGCGTCTCGGCCAGGTTTGAGTAAAACTCTGGGTTCTTTAGCGGTCCTTCGGTGGGTCGGTAGTTGATGACCACGGAGCCATCATCTAGCTCAATGACCTCCTCCTCGGCCTCGCCCGGCTCGAGGCCAAGCACGTCCTCGTAGTGCTCAATCTCGGCCTCCTGCATCATGGCCTCCTCGTAGTTTTCCGAGGACTCCAAGTCAAGAGCTGCGAGGTTTGCCCCCTGCTGTATGGGAAGCTTTGGTTGTTGTGGCATTATTTGTAGTCTTCCATTACGGATCTGTATTCGGGTCTCATGTACTCGCGTGCCATGTTTGCCCCCATCGCGCCTAACCCTACCACGGAGGCGGGTGCGCTAAGTGGCGGGAACATCGCGGCGGCGTTTGCCGCGGTCTCAATGCCTGACAAAATCTCGCCGGGCAGGTCTCCCTGCTTTCTGTAGTCTTCCATGGCCATGGCACTGAACGGGACGGACGCAAAACCAAAGCCCTGCATCGCTCTTTTTCCAGCCCTTTTAAGTGCAGATGGCTTTGCCGCGGCGGGTGTCGCTCGTGATGCGATGTCCTCAAACGATCTTGGGTTTCTTCCGTAGGCGACCATCATGGCTTGCAT